TATATATATATACCTACAAAAGTTTTGTGTAAAAATTGATTTTTGTTAATATCATATTTATATAAGTAACTCCAGAAAATATCAATACAAATGTCCATATATACAGATGTAAACATGGAAACTACGAAAAATGAACAAACACAACTTAAAACGTTTTCCAAAATGATTAAGAGTAATTATATTAGTATTCATGGTGAAAAAAAGGTTGCTAAATTGTTTTATAATTTAACTAGCGAACAATTATATGTCTTGATGGACTTATATAAACGATTTCCTTTGTTAAGGTGGAATAAATTCGGTGTTTATTTGGAGAAAGAAATGTTGATTTCAAAGGAATTGAACCGGTCGTTTGCGATTCACATGTACATAAACGCATTGCAACACTTCCTCGATAAATAAAATTGATTTTATAAAATCATTTAAAAGGAAACCTAATTATTAAGATAATGAAGTCTAGTTTGAAAATTAACAGCACGCAAATGAATGGGATTGATTCCAATAGGTTGAGTAATGGTATTCGACAATATATGGACGGTGAAAATTATTCCTACAAGCAAGCGACAACGACCGTATTGCAAAATGAAGGATGGGAACTAAGAAACGTTGCGGGTCTAGAGAGATACAAAGAATTTTACAATACGGAGAGTGGGGAAACCGCAAATGCTGTTTGGTATAACACAACGATGGTTCCAGCAACAGATAACCCGTTTGTTACAAACGCGCTTCGTGTTAGAAACAATGGTATTCATAGTTGGGTGGAACCAAATGAATGGGAAACACCATACGATTGTAGAAAAGGTCGGAGGATGATTAAGAAAACTCAATGGCGTGAAAAAAAGAGACAAGAAAAAGAAAAATCCAATATGAGCATACACAAAGAACATGTGTATTAAAGCGTACATTAAAACATAAATAAAAATAGTTGAAAAAATAAATAAAAATTGTATAATTTTTATTTATTACTGATTTACTTTCCGGTAGACCCGTGACCACCTTCTCCTCTTTCGGTGGTGTCTAATGTTTCTACCAACTCGATTATAAATGGTTCTAGCGTGGGCATGCATATTTGGAAATATCGATTGAGTTTTTCCATAGTTTGAGTACTATCCCAACAATCTACTGCTGCCATAAGGTTTCCTCTGTACCCACTGTCAATAATACCAACGTTGTTTGCGAGGCGAAATTTGGTTTTGTATATACTTGACCTAACATTTAGTGTGTAGGCACACGGAGTGGACTGTTCTTTATACAATGTATTTGTATAAACCGCTGCCTTTACATTTAAATTCACCAATTGGGTTAAAGGATAACTTATCGTTTTAGTTCCACTAACAAATGATACTTTATTCGGCATAAATAAATCAAATCCAGAATCAGTATATTTGCTATTTAACAAATTTTTATTCCAGGTTTCGACCTTTTCTTTGTATAGTACACGCAAATCCGGATCGTCTACTTGAAGTAATAGTTTAAATTTAGGAGTAGTTTGGTAGTTTGAGTTTCTAATTATGGACGTCATCGTAATTATAATTCAGGTATATTTAAACACGTATACATAAGTTTAAATTGTTTTATTTATTGTTTTGTGGTGGAATTGATACCACGACGGTTCGTTGAAGACAGTCCTTTAAATGTTAACATTGTTTTAAAAAGGTCGTGCTTTCTTATTTTTATGTATTTTTTTTCTGCTTTATCAAATAATATTTTATATTGTGATTCCCAATACAACAGTTCATTTTCTTCTTCCTTCATTGTAAGAACCGTTGTTGATACTGTCTTAGATGGATTCATGTATATATATATCTTGATAATATTATTTGTGTTATATTAGTTGTGTTATATTAGTTGTGTAATATTATTTGTGTAATATTATTTGTGTTATATTAGTTGTGTTGTATTAGTTGTGTTATATTATGATTATTATTATGTATTTCAATATAAATGAGTGAACTTACGACCGATTCATCTAATACTAATAATTTAGATGATAATAAATACATAGAGTATTGTAAATTATTTTCTTCTTTTTTGTATGTTAAAGATATTGATGGGGTTGGTTCAGTTATGTTTCATATGAAACATTTTAAACCAAAGAAAATTAAAAAACAATACGATGAATTTACACAGTATGTGATGTATACATGTTTAAAAGCATTAAATATATCCAAACAAAATGGATGGGGGACGATACGTGCTTATGTAAATTTAAACTATTGTAGCATGGATAACTTTTCGCTGAAAATATTTAAACATATCAATGGTTTAACGTCTACAGCGTTTCCCGACACGTTGGATACCTGTTTTATTTGTTCTACCACAAAAATGTTTAAAATATTATGGGGAATGGTTTTCAAAATTATAGATGCGGAAACTAGACAAAAATTTAAATTGGTGGACGATTTTAGTTTTTTATTTGATAATGCGTGACATGATTGACACGTAATCAGGTGATGTTATTGTTGCTGTTATTGTTGCTGTTATTGTTGCTGTTATTGTTGCTGTTATTATAAATATATTGTTAATGTCAATATAGTTATAATAAATTTATTTGGATTTAAGTGTTATAGGTCTAAGTCAAATGTGATTGGTGTTGTTTCTACTCCGGTATTTTCGGTTGTTTCTAGACGTCGTCGCGCCCATTCCATGTATACCGGATTGTTTACCGCGTATTTATCTACAATTGGTTTGTGTTTTTTTATATATTCTTCACGATTATGGAAATGCTTTATGTATTTTAGTTGTTCGGCACCTTTGTCTACCTGCAATCTTGGATAATAGTAACCATAATCCTTTAACATTGGAGAATTGTGAACAAGAGGAACACCCAAATAAAAACACTCAATAAAAAGGTAGTTTAAGTCACAGTCTTCTACGTAAGAAACCACGCAATTGCAATGCTTTTGTAGAATATACGGAAATGGATATCGACCTTCTACCGAAAATTTCCCTTTTTGGTGTAATTTTGTAGACAAGCAAAAGTTTTTAAAAAATGTTACGTCTTTTACCTTTACAGTGGAGAAAGCGTATACGCGTTCCACGTCTTCAAACGCTTTTTCACATATGGCAATTGGTATAATACAATTTTTTGCTTGCTCCAGATTTGGTTCGCAAATTGCTACCCTAAGGTGTTCTTTTACATCTGTCCTTATTGTATTCATTAAATTGTGTTCTTTAAACAAGTCGTTTCTCCAAAAATATGGTCCTACAAATATATTGTCGGTAGAATAGCGAATTTTGTAGTATTGTAAACAGTATTTGAAATGGGGACTTATCCATATTTGGTCAAATTCAGACGTTACTATTCCAGACGACCATTTATTGTCTATTATAGAATGAACGTCATTGTGATATACGCTTCCCAAAATAATATAAATAATTTTTAGTTTGTGTTCCTTCATTATACTGGACAAACGGTTGCTGTAAATACCAACGATAAATATATAGTCAAACTCAAACAGTTCAGGGTATGTTTCTTTGTAATCCTTTACACGGTACCCCTTTTCATCCCATAATTTACAGTAATTGTGAAATTTGTATTTTGGATGAGTGTAGTCGGTGGTCGTTAAAAAACATACGTCGTAACCACAATTCACCAGAAAATCATACCACAGCATATTGTTTAATCGTAATCCATTACAGTGAAGGTCCTTTATTTCTTGAGATGTAATTCCGATCTTAAGTTTTTTTCGCTTGGGAACAGTAACAGGAGCAGGAACCGGTTTTGTTAATGTAGATGTTACTTGTGTCGTGACGTTGTCTTTCGTCGGGTTGTTAGTTTTGTCTATTGAAGTATCTATTATTTCCATCAAAAATATATAATTGTATATTATTCTAAAATGTTGTTTTACGTTATTTTAAACGAATATACTACCATCGTCCCATAATTAATTGTTTGCTTTTATTATTGTCTAAAATATACCAACTTTTCTTTGCCGATTCCCATTTTGCTCCTAGTTTTTTTGCTTCGTCCTTTTCATTGTATGGGACATTTAAATAGATCCGCTGTTGATGTTGTGTGGATTTGTTTCGTCGTTGGCGTTGACTTTGTGAAACGTAATATTCTGTAGCATTGTTGTATGTAGCATTTCCAGATACGGTATCATTGAGCACGTTTTGAGTGTAAGGGCATTTGTCTACTCCGGCAGCTTTGTTGGCCAGACGGTCAGCGTGGTCATTTCCAATGGAGTGTTTGTCGGTTCGGTTGGTGTGTGCTTCTACGTGGTAAAATTTGATATTGTTGTGGTTTTTACAGTAAAGGTATGCTGTTTGAACCAACTCCAAATTTGGTATTGGTTTGTTTTTGTTATTGGGATTGACCCAACCCTTTTTAAAACACTTTTCCCCATATGTAGAACAACACCGAATCGCATACCTTGAATCACTGTATATATTGATGATTTGATTGTTTTTTATTTCTTTGTCTAGGATAGTCAATGCTTTTATAATAGCAAGTAATTCTGCCATGTTATTGGTTTGTTTACCTTTATACGATTCACTTGTATTGCGATGATCATTTTCTCCAAACCATATACCGTAACCTGCCCTGGCGTACGGTTTTCCATTGTTTATACAGGCACCATCTGTATACACATTTATTTCAGTTGGTTGGGGGGTTGACGATGGTGGGGTAGTTGACGATGGTGGGGGAGTTGCCGATGGCGGGGGAGTGTGCTGTAGTTGCTGTTGTTCTTGGCGTGGTTGCTTTTTTTTGGCGTGATTTATTACAAATTGGTCCATTATACTGATAGATATGCGGATGGATAGTTGCTTTATATAATTAATTATGTTTAATTGCGAAATATAACTAATTCAATTTATTTTGTTGATTGTTTTGATGTTAAATACGGTATTTTTGTTTAAATTGCTGTATGATTTGTGAGGCCGGTTTGTAGGTTTCTATATCTACGTTTGGTTTCCCCGTCAATGCTTTGTATATTCGTATTGAATCCGTTATTGCTGAAAGATTGGATGATACTGAGGGCGTTCTTTCTACAAAGGTAAAGTTATCGAATACATTCACGGTTGGTTTTAATACTATATGTTCCATTATGAGTTCTGGAGTAATAGTATCAAATATTGGTATGTTTTTGCTCCCCATCATAAAATAAAATTCTAACGATGCGGTTTGTATTTGTATGTTGTATTTATAAAGGTGGTGATTCAGGGTTTCTACTATTTCTTTTGTTTTCGTATACATATGATTTGCCAATGGTGGGGTTACTATCCGGTCTGCAGAAAGCATGTCTTTGGTGTAAACGATTGATTTTATTTCATTGGACGATAATGAAAAAAATACAGAATGGGACGGCGAAGTGATATGGGGTTGCGAGACATAATTTGCGGTTAATTGGTAGGTTGGATTTTTAGAAAGCAATGTATTTGAAATCACCGATTCTGTTGGTTGTTTGAGGAAGAATATATTTGATTGATAGACCGTTGATGTCTTGATTATTTGATTGAGTGTTAATATTTCATTGATACGTTGTTGTATTGTAGTGTATATTAATTCACTAAAATTGTTCTTTAAGTATCTGTTAGAAGATGAGGCGATGTTATTTGGAGAAGCAGTTGTTTCTACCAATATATAGCGACTGTTTAATATGGGAGTTTCTATGCTTGAAACGTTGTCTGGATTGATGCCATTGGTTATGTGGTTTGACATGGTGTATATGTATATTATATGTTGCTGTTTTTATTTTAAGGTTTTTAAATAAGTGTTTATGTATTTTTTAGGAAATTGGTAATGGACGGCTGCTTTTGTGATCATGGATTCGTATAGTTCACTAGGGTATGGCGAAATGGATGAGATGGGTAATTTATTTTTGTATTTATTCGTCATAACAAACGTTATCGCCTTGTACTTTTCTTTAGACACCAACGATGTTATTACCTTTACAACTGGTTTGTAGTAATTTTTGTATATTCCTTCTTTTGTAAGAATCAATTGGTACAATTCAGGGGAAACTTCGGTGATGGTTCCATACACTTTCGCATTGGCATTTGATGTTGATTTATTTGCGGATGTTTCCTTGATTATGGTTGCTTTAGCAGTTTTCAACGTTGGGTTATTTGTTTTGACATACAATGGATAATATACAAAGGTATGTTTCGGCAAATACCCTACGTCTAAAACAGTAAAATGGTTACGATTGTCGGGGGTTATGATTTTTTTACTGTATTTGGATAATTCGTTATTGCACATATTTGAACCATACGAAAAAATTAAAATTGTAGAGAGTGATTTGGGTTTAAGAAGATCCCGCGTAGATGGGGTCATTTGTATATTGATATGATTATAATATTTTTTATTTGGATATTATATAATGATGAATAAACTTTTAGATTCGTTACTTGGTCCACTTGGTCCTGAATTTTGCAATTATTTTTATATTCTTATGATAATTAGTTTAGTAGTTTTGGCTGCTGCTGCTATCGGAGTAGTTCGCCGTTTGTTGATGGACAAAAAGGCGGATGTTGTTACCCTTTTGGTTCTATTGGTTCAACCTTTATTGGTTTACTTTGTAAACCGCCTTCTTTACACCATGTGCGTCGGGTCAGTAAAGAATGACCAAATGATGATGTAAATACAATTAATAAAAACAGTAAATATATTTAATAGAAATAGTAAATATATTTTATATATATACACAATACACCTTATAATGATTAAAAATTTTGATAAAGATATTGTTTATAATTTTATTGCGGGGGGATTATTGATATCCGTTTCTGCCTATATTTCAAAATACTATAGTTCGTATGTCAGTGGATTAATATACGGGTCACTACCTTTTGGCGCTTACTATTTGTATTTGTATTCCATTTACAATGGGGGGACACAGAAAAATTTAACTACTGATTTAGACAAAGGTATCGATTTTGTAAATGGTTCGGTGATAGGAGGAATCATATGGGTTATTATGATGATGATGCTGTATTTTAATTTGACCAATCCTATTACTATTGTATTTATTGCTTCAGTTGTGTATTCTTTAATTATATTTGTACAAATACGAGACTTTAAGGTGGGTTAAAATAGACTATGATAACCATTTTTTGAAAAAGGAGGGTTTTGATGGTTGGGATGGTATGATGGATGATGCATGGGAAGAGTATGGTCCGGGGGAAGTGTTGGCATCAAATAAAATAAGATTTTCTGGATAATATGTTTCTATGTATGTTCTCATATTTTCCGTCCCCATACTTTGGTTACATTGACCGCATATTGGTCGTAGATTGGGTGTTGTTGGTGGACCCCCCTTTGCTTCTGCTTGAATATGTCCTGCTTGAAAAGTGTGTTGTGTTATTTTTTCTGTTCTACAGCAATAACAATACGATGCGCCGTGCTCTTCGCCGATGTATTTGTTCCAAACTTCTATTCTTTTTTTCCTTGGTATTTGTTTTTTTTTGGGTTTTGGATTGGTGTTTTTGATTTTTGGAATCACGTGTCCAGTTTCTTGTTTGACTATTTCTTTTACCCAATCAAAATGGTATTCTTGCCCGTTTTTTGTGTACATTCCTAAGTAGAATTGATGACTGTCTGCTATTTTTTTATAGTCTTCCCATTTCTTCACTCTTTTTCCTATTTCTTGGTAAGACTCCGTCGTCCAATTTTGCATTTGACTGTTTTTGTTTAGTACAATTGTTTTTAACTCTGTTTCTGTGATATCAGGGATGTTGTCTTTACGATTTTCATTTATTTTTTCAGTAAGGTACCCCAATGCTTCTAGGAAATCATTTTGGCGGATAAACGGTCGTTTCAGGTGTTTGTTTTTTTTAAATATATTGGGAAATTGATTTTGTATGGAAACAAACACGTTTTTGGGAATGTTTTCGTCAATGTTGGGCGACCATTCTGGAAGAGGGGTGTTTTTGTTTAGCAGTTTGTAGTTTTCCAACACATGCTGATAAGTAGGAACAGTGATTAGTTCGATGCTTACTTTTTCGTTATGGTATTGTTTGTTGTACAATTTCATTATTGTCGTATATCGATGTTGGCCGTCCATCAAATAAAACTTATTGCGCTCTTCACAGAAATGGACATTAATTGTTCCTATGAAATTAAAGTGCTTGTATTTCTTAAAAAATGTTTCTTGGTATTCTTCTATTTCGACAATAGTTTCAGGGACGATAATTCGCTGTTCGCTAGGAATAGAAATTGGTGTACTTACCAGGTCTTTGATACTAACTAAAAAGGTTTCAATGTTGTTGTTTTTAATTAGTTGTTTAGATTTTAGGGCTTTGTCTGCTAGATTACGCAATGTATTCATTGGGATAGATGGGAAATAATTGATTGTTATATGTTAAGGAAGAGGTGTTTTTAAGTTTATTATAAAAATGCTTTAAGACACAGATATATTAGTATAGAATATATATGGTTATTAAAATTGCTATTTCAGGAAAAATGTGCAGTGGGAAAAGTTTTTGCGCAAAGATGATTAAGAAAAAATACAATCAGGTAAAGGTACTTAGTTTTGCTGGTAAATTAAAGGAAGTTACGCATGACTTGTTTTTTGATAAGTTTGTAAATGTTGGGTCATTGGAACACACTATTTCTCAAATGCATAAAAATAGACGATTGTACGTGGACATTGGACAGAGTATGAGGGAAATAGACCCGATGGTGTGGATCAATCATGTGATAAGAGACAGCAACGATTTGAGGTTTGTAGTGGTAGATGACCTGAGATTTAAAAATGAAATGAATGCTCTGCAGAAAGATGGTTGGAAAATTGTGAGATTGAAGATTTCAAGAGACCATCAGATAGAGCGATTGGGAAGCATTTATCTTAACAGCGAAGAACACATTGATGGACTAACATCTGTTACCGAAACAGAATTGGACGACGTACTGGACACTGACTACGATTTTGTAGTAGAGGATTGTGACAATGTTGGAGAAAAAGTGTTAAAATGGGTGGATGATTTGGTCAAAGAAGAAAACGGAGGGAAGGGGAATGGCGAGAACGACAACTGTGTTATTGTCGATTTTGAGAGTTATATTAGAGACAATGGTGTGATTTGTTAGTGTATGGGTAGTGTATTGTGAAAATAGTGTTATAAAATAAATTATAAAATATATTTTATAAGTATAATTAATTGTATTAAATGTCTTGTTTAAATTCAGCAATAAAACCAAATACAAAGACAGGGTTAAAAAATAAAATGACAGACGCTTTTAATCAAACAGACAATTTGACTAATGTCGATTGTGATTTGGTCAGTGATTTATTGAATCGTGTTAATTTAGATAAAATTATGAAACAAGCAGAACATTTTAATAAAATGATGGATATGGAGAAAATGATGGGTATGGAGAAAATGATGGGTATGGAGAAAATGATGGGTATGGAGAAAATGATGGGCGTTGGGCGTGGGACGACAACAGGGGTTGTGGGGAGTAGATGTGGTATTGGGGGGGCAAGATTCGCCATTTTACCGATAATTGCTAGTTATTTTATGATGAATGGATTGATGTTGTTGGTAGTTTGCTGTATTCTTGCTTACGTGGTTTATTTAAAAACCAATAATACGTGCTGTAATGAAGAATGTAATTTTAATTTAAACAAACATATGGTTTCTCAAATGAAACTAGACGTTATTGTCTTTATCAAAAAAATGTTTCTTTTGGCGTTGAACAAGTCCGTTTGTATTGTAAAGTTTATATCAAAAATATCAAATGTATGTCATCATGTTTATAGTAAGGGGGTAGAAGAGTTAATTAAAGAATTGGGGGTAGAAGACAAGGAATAAATGAATTAGTATTGTTTCTTTTTTTTGGTTTTGTTATGTCTTTGTTTGTTGTTAGGGGTTTTGCGACCTCCTTTAAATGATGTGCTGGCTACCTTTTTTATGATTTCTTTTTGTTGGTCAGAAGGGTTAAAACTTCCTAATTTGTTTGCAAAAGCACTTTTTACGTTTTCCTTGACTTTTTCTGCTGCTTTTGAGGCTATTGATGCTGCCATGTTGGCAGGGGAATTTGCGGACGTCGCCGAAGATGGCAGACTTGTCTTATAGTCAAACATATTGGTGATTAATTGCTTGATTTTAGCCAATTCAATTGGGTCTATTTCTTCGTTATTGCGATTTTCTATTTCTTCAAATAGTTTTTTTACAGTTAGAGGGTCCATTCCTACCGTCATTGCTGAGATTTTTTGGATCATCTCTTCTCTCTCTTGTTCATTGACTTTTTTCATGATACCATCGTTCACTATTGATATGTCACTAAATACGGCTTTTACTTTACGGTCATCTAAATGGTTTATTATTTTGGAAGAACGTTTCGTAATATTACCCAATACTGTTTGTCCTTGAGATAGGTTCGAGTTTTCTTTTAATTTTTTTAGAATTTCATCTTTGTGATTTACGGTTTTTTCCTTGCTTATTTCATTTTTTTTTGCAAAAAACTTGATAAGGGGTTGAGAGGTATTGCTTATATTTAAAACACATAATTGAGATACTATTTGCTTTCTTAATCCACCACTTGGTGCTGAACAACCAGACATATTTGTAATATATATTGTGATTTTAATTTGCGGAGGGTTGGCGTTTTTGATGTTGTTTAAAATTGACAAAATAAACAAACCAATAGATGTTAATAAATAAGAGAATAACTGTTATATATATATGCGCAATCATGACTATACTATGTGATGACTTGATTTTAAAGATTGCTGGATACGATGATAGGTCTCGTATTTATTTTACTAGGAAAGATTGGTATAAAAAGTGGCGCACTGAGGGGAGATGGAAAAATGCGATTCAATTACAGAGATGGTACAGAAAACGGGCATTCAATAAAATACCTCTGGAAAAGGTTTGGAAAAGCAAGGGATTAATGGTGCGGTTGTATTTAAATATATACTCTAATTCATACGAAAATTTCTTGCTATCTCTCCCCGACGCAATTATTGAAAAGCAAAATATGATCCATTATATTATGGAATGGGAGACAGATACAATAAATGGTTTAGCGGACGCCTACAGAGTATTTAATCAAAGTCAAAAAAAGAAAAGCGATGTGATTCGTTTCCTTCTTACCAATAAGATGACGGTAAACCACTATAATATTCACGG